TCAAAAAGGAAGCGCTAAGTAAGATGAGAATGGAATTTGTCGAGTAGATGGAATTGTAGCCCCTATTTTTGGTGCAATGAAATATTCCGAATTCTGGGGATCTTACGTTCGTCAATATAATACCGCGTGGATCGAAATGGGACGCAAGCAAGGTAAGTCCGAGCTTATTGCTGCGATTGCGCTATATCTATTGATCTTCGATGGTGAATGGTCAGCGGAGATCATTGGTGCTGCCTCTGATAAGAATCAGGCATCGGCAGTATTCAATGTAGCGCGTGACATGATCCGATTAGGACCATTGAAGCAGCTAGAAGAAAAAGGCGACCTAGAAATTATTGATTCACGAAAGCGAATTCTATACAGACCAACAATGTCGACATACCAAGTGGTTTCGGCCGATGCTATGTCGAACCTTGGTGCAAACCCTTATGCAGTACTAATTGATGAGGTATTGGCTCAGCCAAATCGTCAATTGTGGGACTCACTTGCTCAAGGATTCGGTACTCGTCCTAATCAGATTATTATCGGAATTACGACTGCTGGCCCTGATCGAGAATCGTTCGCTTATACCGAGCACCAGCACACAATTCGAGCCGCACTTGACCCTAATGTGGACCCATCGCGATTTGGCTTTGTGGCCTATGTGGATGAAGAAGCGGATTACGAAGACGAAAGCCTTTGGCCAGAAGCAAATCCAGCACTAAACACATTCTTCAATATCGAACAGCTCCGTGATGAGCTAAAGACGGCAAAGGAGAAAGGTGATTTAGCAGCTATCAACAATTTCCGTATTTTCCGATTGAACCAATGGGGAAATGATGCGAATCGATGGTTGGATATGGCAATCTGGGATGAGAGCGAATCAATGGCAGGCGACTTCGATCCCCTTGCGCTGCAAGGGATTCCGGCTGTTGGTGGGCTTGACCTTGCGTCCACTCAGGACTTAACAGCATGGGTGATCGTTTGGCAGACCAAAGAAAAGACAATGATCAAACCGCACTTTTGGGTGCCGCGTAAGACATTGGGGAATCGACACAGACGAATGCGTGAAAGATTCCTAGAATGGGAAGACAAGGGTTGGCTGACTATTGTGGACGGTGACGCTCACGATTATCAGATGATCACTGATCACATTTTGAAAGATATTGAAACTTATCACTTGACCGCAATGGGATATGACCAGCATCAGGCACCTGCCATCATTAATCAAATTGAACAGAAAACTGATGTAGTATGTATTTCCGTTCCTCAAACCACTACTCGACTAAATCCTGGTTCTCAGGAATTGACTCGATTAATGGGAGTCCGACAACTTACAACGAATCGAAACACAATGATGCGTTGGATGGCGTCAAATGCCTTATATAAGCAGGATTCAGAGGGAAAAATTAAACCTGATAAACTCAAGAGTCGAGCCCCAATTGATGGGCTTATGGCACTGGTTACCGCGCTTACTGTCCTAGTAGGACTCATCGATAATGAAGTGAACGTATTCACATTCAGCGATGAAGAATTAGGAATTGATAGAGAAGCGGATTGGCAATCATGGGCCGATGACGACGATTGGTAAAGGAGGTAGGCCGTGGGATGGCTTGAAAGAATCGGACTGTCTAGACGGTCGGCTGAATCCCAATTAGTCGAATATAATCCCGAAGAGGGATTGTCACTAGAATCATGGAATAGATTACCAGACGAATTGCGAGCTGTACTACCATGGAATGTTTATGGTAGCGATGAATATGGAAACAAGTCGAATAGTGGTGCATTCGTAAATGAAGAGAATGCGTTTAAATTCGGAGTAGTTTACGCGGCTATCACGCTTATTGCCGATGGTGTGGCTTCACTGCCACCGCAAGCATTTACACTAGGTGATGACGGAACCCGTACTGCACAAGCGATTCCACAGTGGATTCGTAAGCCACATCCTGAAATTCGTAGATTTGACGTATATGCACAAATCTTGGTTTCGGCACTGACATGGGGAGATGGATTCGCACAATTCATTCGTCGTCCTTCTGATGGCGTCATTATTGGATTGCTACCATTAGCACCCGATACGGTTACCGCAGAATGGGATCCGAATAAGCCAGGGTATCGTAGATATAAGATTGAAAATAACGGACCATGGCTTACGTCAGCAGATATTTTCCATGTACAGGGACCAACCCTTCCGGGTGAAGCAACAGGTATGTCAGTAATTCGATATGCTCGGGAAGCTATTGGATTGGGATTGACACTTGAAGAATATGGCGCACGCTATTTCGGTCAAGGATCACAAGCAAAAATTGTACTTGAAATTCCAAGTAACATTGATGAAGTCAAGGCAAAGGATATCGTTCGTACATTCGAGCGATTCCACAAAGGAAAGAACAATTGGCACCGGCCAGCAATTGTGTCGGGTGGAGCAAAGATTCATCAGATCAGCATTCCACCAGACGACGCGCAATTCTTGCAGTCACGCGACTTCCAAGCGGTTGAAATTGCACGATGGTTCCGAGTACCTCCGCACCGAGTAGGAATTGTTTCTAAATCTACCTCATGGGGATCAGGATTAGCTGAAGAAAATATGGCAATGCTTCAGCACACTTATCGTCCATGGATTACTCGTTTGCAAGATGCATTAACAATGTACGCTCCTGGTGGTCAAGATCTTGGTACTATTATTGAGCTTGATACATCCGCACTTCTACAAGGGACATTCAAAGAAGCGTCAGACATTTGGGTTGGTCTATTTGAAAAGCAAGTAGCCACAAAGAATGAGACGCGTCAGAAATTGGGATTACCTAAAGTACCCGATGGTGATAAATTCTTTGAGCCTCCGGCACCAATGGGTGGTGGAGATCCTGGTGGTGGTAGTGCCAATCCACGAACTAAAGAAGAGGATAAGGTACGGAAGCAGGAGGAAGCAAAGCGTAATGATCCTTTGTCATTGTTAATGGATGATGAAGAAGATTTTTTAGAACAGCGTATCAATACGGTTCATGATCATGGCAATGGTCAATTCGCTACTAAGGCAGGAATGTCTGCTGCTACTCCCGAAAGGGTTGCTGCATTCAAAGAACACGCGGGTAGAGGAATTCCTCCAGCATGGACAGATGTTCAGATTGCTGATCATCTAGAAACAGCTCCGCTTTTGGTGGTAGGTAAGGACACTAAGGGACGTAGACAGGCTATTTACTCAAAGGAGCATACAGCTCGACAAGCGGAAGAAAAATTCACGCGAGTTAAGGAAATGTCACCTCACATGGAAAAGCTTGATGCTTCACTTGATCGTGATTCATTGACAAATGACGATGCTGGTTCTTTAGCATTAATTCGACACATGGGAATGCGACCTGGCTCTAATTCAAATACTGGTGCGGCAGTACAAGCGCACGGTGCTACTAACCTAAAGAAAAAGCATGTCTCATTTGATGAGAATGGCGGGGCCACATTGGACTTCACTGGTAAAGATGGTGTCCACATTGTACTGCACACAAAGGACCCTAGAGTCGTTGGTGTGCTTAAGAGTCGGCATTCAAAACGAGCAAATGACGACGATCAATTGTTCAATACGAATGAGACACGAGTGCGTAATTATATGAATGGTGAAGGTGGAGTGCCTAAGCAATACAAGCTTAAGGATCTTCGTACGTTGCACGCTAATACGGTTGCAGCACGCACCATTAAGGACATTGAACCACCGACAGATAAAGCGTCATTCAAAAAGAAGCGTCTTGAAGTCGGTACAATTGTAAGTCAGCACCTAGGTAATGATCCGACAATGGCACTAGGTGCCTATATCAATCCTACTATCTTCACACCATGGATTAAGGACGGGAGTTGGTTGTAATGATTGAAGCAGTAGTAATCAGTGCAGCCGAGGAAAAGGCTTTACTTGACGAATGGTTTGAGACAGTACAATTCGATTTCCCATCAATAGGAATCCCCGAATTGAAACCAGAACGAGACGACGAAGAATCACGGGCCATTGAGGACACTTACGCATTGCAGCAGTGGTATAGCAATGGCGGTAAGCCACCTATTGTTGATGAAACTATTCTTAGTGAATTAGATCCGTCTACACGATCATTTTACGAT